AACGTAGGCATAGGGACTACAGCACCTGCAACCAAATTTGAACAAGCCCAATTTAGTGCCGATGCTTTAGGCTCTGGGCATACATTTTCAAAATCCAGACACGCTACTGCAGGCAGCCATACAGTTGTAGTTGATGATGATGTGATAGGATTTACAAATTATGCACCAAGTGATGGTACAGACTTCGGAACTATATCAGCCAGGATACATGCAGAAGTTGACGATGCTGCTCCAACAGGTTCAAGTATTGGTGGAGCTTGGGTGGTTAGTACAGCAAGAGGTTCTGGTGCAGACGATCTTACTGAAACTGCCCGTTTTACAGCATCTGGAAATCTTGATGTTGCAGGAACAATAACCGGCAATGTGTTTATAAATGAAAGTGCTATTGTTGGACTAAATACTGGAGATGGGACTGATGCAGACCAAAACTTAATTACGATTAATAGGTCTTCCTTAGACCATACAATAACCTGGGATGAGTCAGATAGTGAAATTGAGATCAGTGTCGCTTTGGCAGTAGCAGGAATTTTATCCGGTGAAACGGGTGTAACCCTTGATGTTGATCCTACTATCACATTAACTGCTCCTATGTGTAAAAATGCAGCAAGATTTAACAATGATGCTGATGTTATAGATTATACTTTGCCTGCGGCTGAAGCAGGATTAGTAGTATTATTTTATGACATAGGTGGTGGGGTTATCACTATCGATCCTTTTGATGGAACGGACACCATTTATTTAAACGGAACTTCGGTCGGCGCTGGTGACGCGATTGATTCTCCTGGGAATATAGGTGATTTTATCGCATTAATGGCGATAGATGACACAAGGTGGATTTCACTTGGCAGAAATGGGACATTTGTAGATGGAGGAGTAGATTGATGAAAAAACTATTTTTACTTTTACTTTTATTCCCGTTTGTTGCAAAAAGTCAATTTATGATAGCTGCAACCGGTAGTACAACAGAAACTCCATCCTTTGAATTTGGGATTACAACACTTGGAGAAGATGATAGTTTTGCACCACCGCTTTACAATGGCGGAACTTATGACTTTGTAATTGATTGGGGGGACGCATCTTCAAGCACAATTACCGCTTTCGATGATGGTGATTTAATTCATACGTATGCGGATGCAGGAGCATCATCTTATAATATATCGATATCAGGTATATTAATTGGATGGAAATTCGACAATGCGGGTGATAAAGCCTTAATGAAGGATATAACTCAATGGGGTTGTTTTCGTCCTGGCAATACAGGTGATGCTTTCAAAGGGTGTTCAAATCTTACCGTGTCTGCAACTGATATTATGAATTTGTCGAGTGTAACTGATTTTAACGAAGTATTCCAATTATGTACTTCTTTAACAACAGTTCCTTCGATGAATAGTTGGAATATGTCAAATATAACTACTTTTTATGGGATGTTTCATACGTGTACACAGCTTAATCAAGATATTTCAGGATGGAATACAAGCTCATGTACCAATATGGGATATATGTTTTACCATTGTGATGCTTTCAACCAAAACATTGGGAGTTGGGATGTATCCCATGTTACTATTATGACTTGGATGTTTTATGAAGCTGGTATATTTAATGGCAACATAAGTAGTTGGACAACATCGGCATTATCAAGCTGTAGTGCAATGTTCAGAAATGATGCGGCATTTAATCAAGATATTTCAGGATGGGATATGGACGGAGTTAGTGATTTTGGAGCTATGTTTTTAGGCTGTACATCCTTCAACCAAAGTATTTCAGGATGGGATATGAGCAGCGCAACAGACATATCTCATATGTTTAATGGAGCAACTGCATACGACCAAAATCTTGCGGCATGGGTTATAACAGGAGTTACAGATGCTTCAAGTATGTTCAATGGTGTTACTCTTTCAACGGCGAACTACAATGCTTTATTAATTGGATGGGAAGCACAAAATGAACACATAAACGTTACTTTCGATGGTGGGAATAGTTTGTATAGTGCCGGTGCAGCCACAACCGCAAAAGCTGCGCTTGTAACGAGTGGTTGGATAATTACTGATGGTGGTCAGGAAGAATAAGGGGGCTACATGCCAGATGAAAATGGTACAAGTAAAGGACTCAGAAAAGCTAAACTAATCATTACGTTGATCGTTTCCTGTTTCATACTGACAGGGATGGCTGTTGGTACTGTTTGGCAGGTTGGGAATAAGGTTGCGGTGATAGACACCACTGAAAAGGATTTGGCTACATTAAAAAAAGAATTCTACCTACATGAGAAGAAACAAATCAAATCAATGACAAAGATTGAATGGTCATTAGAAGAACTTTTAAAGGAGCGTGGGATCCAAATTCCCGACAGCCTAAAGAAAAAATCTTATGAGTTGAATTTAAGGGGAAATAAATGAAAAGAATATTACTAATCGTAAGTTTATTGTGCGTAACTACAGCATTTTCCCAAACTTACTATTTTAAAAAAGCGATAACTGTAAAAACAAACCAGGCATTAATTGATTACTACACTGAAAACATTGCTTGGATTGCATCGGTAGGTGGGAAGAAAGTTATTGAAATCCCTTGCGAGATAGATGTTAAGAAAAATGTAAAGTCTGAAATAATCGATAACTTTTTAGTCCAGTATGAAGTTACCCGGTTTGCTGGTAAAAAAAGCATCACCATATTCCCTTCAAAATGCAGGGTATATGAATTTAATTTTGAGAAGAATACAATAAAAAAGCGTGTTTCAAAAGCATCTAATGCCAAAAGTGTCTTCAGACCGGTTGATTTGAAAAAACGTCTCGAAAAGACAGAAAAACTTAAACCAAAAGAAATTAAACCAAAGGAAATCAGACCATGAAAAAATTACTTGTTCTATTGTTTGTTTTGTTTTTAACTGTCCCCTCATTTGCCCAATCTTTCATTGAGTGCCCGGCTGTTATGGAAAAAGACTCTGTTGAGGACGGTAGCAAGGTGACTCGTTACCTGTTTTTCAATAGCGGGAATGACAGTACAAAGAAAATAATGAACCAGGGAAGTATTGATTTGGATATCTACCCGGAAATGCAGTCTTTAGTTGTGAATACTGATACACTTACTGTTAGCATCCAGGGATTTAAGTTGAAAGTTAGAGAAGGTGAAGAAAATACCAGAGGTGTTGGGCAGGTCGAAACTTTGTTTGGGGATAGCACTTATGTAGGATTAGTCCCGGTAGATTCGACATTGACGACATTCTCTATTGAAAACCTTTTTGATTCAACGTTCTTTCCAATGTTTGATGGTGTTGCAGTGGGCTTTGTTCGTGGTGGCAGCGATTTAGATTCCTGTTACGTTTGGACCAACTTGAAAGTGTATAGATAAATGATTCGTATTCCTGAAATAGTTGGTGTATTCACCAATGCTGACAAAGAAGATATTCCGGAAAAGTATGCAACGGCGTTGAAGAACTTCATAGCACGTTTTGGAAAGCTGGTTAAGACGTTTGGTTTTGGGGTGAAAATTGATACTATTGAAGCAAGTGTTGTTAATTTAGTTACTTATTTGAATAGCAATTTAGCAGCAGGCAAAGGTTCCGGTACCGGGTATGTCATTATTGGAGTCAAACTTGCAGCGAACGTTGTCTCTTTACGTTACTGGGATGGAGATTCGTGGGAAGACATTGATGATATGCTTGAAAACACATTAGGTACTTACAAGCAGAATCAAAAGATTCCAATTATTCAGCATAATAAGATTCTTCGTATTCTGCCTGGTGCGGTTGGAGAATTTAGTGGAACGGAAGCCAAGGGGCTTTGGATTGGGTATCTTGACCGAGATTTCTTCGATGGGATTTACGAAGCTGATACTGACTTTAATTCAGGGTTCTGGGTTGAAGATACGGAGATTGTGGCGCCGGATATTGAAACGAGTGGGTTTAATTTAACGGTTGATCAGTTATCCACAGCAACTTTTAAATTGTTTGGCAGCACTGGAAACTCAATAAATTTATACTACAAATTCAGTTACGTTTACGATGGGTTAAATGAGAGTCTTTTATCAGATGAATTAAAAGTGATTCTCGTAAATGACGATGACGCGTATCCACAGATTGCTTTTAGTATTACCCAGACAAGCCATAATAAACGTATTACAGCAATAAAAGTATATCGATCTCTTATAGGAAATCAAGGGGCTGGTGGAAGTGGTTCTGGTGCTGAGAGTGGTGGATTGGATGCTTCTTATGGGCATATCCATACCATTGATTTATTAAGACCTTCTGGAAAATATTTAAGTGGCAGTAACGCTGATTCTGGACGAAGTAGTATTTATGTCAGAAATATTTCAGGTAGTTACGCTGCTGGTCATGCTGGGTTATGGGGTATCAAGGTAACAGGCGGTGCAAGAGAATATAATATTGCAGATCCTACAAGTCTTGGTAGCGGGCAAGATGTTTTTCCGATTCATGCAATAGAATCAGATATTGCTACACATCATTGGGATACAGACTGGGTAATCGGTTATTATGCTGGGGTAGGTTATGGTGTAGGTTATGGTGAAGGTCCATGGACACAGGTGGCAAGAGATGCAGATGACGGCTGTTATGCTGGTTATGGTTGTGTAATGTTTGATGATGAGGATTTTGGGATTGACAGCCTAATAGGCGCTATTTTATTTGTAAATAGTTTACATTATGTAATTGAACGTACTCATACAAAAGCTATCCAGATAGACGGTTTGTATACGTCTGATTTCATAAATCAGGCTTGGAAAATTCTTCAGGCAACAACAGGTCAATATTACTTCACCGAAAACGGTGGTGATGTAGATGGTTTATTTTTTGACACAAATTTAGACGCTGGAGCTTCATATCCTTTATTAAACTCACCATCGATTAAGGTAAATGGCAAATTCGGATTGGTTTTAAAAGGTCGACTATTCCAATACAACGTTGTACTTGATCCTGGGGATACTAACGAGGAACATGACGACTGGTTGTCTTATTCGGAATATGACCAATTAGACGTCAACCCGGTGAGTAATGTGATTCCGATAGTTAATAGGGAAGGTGGCGAAGGTACCGGGATGGCGGTATCGTTTGGTTCTTTGATACTTTTTAAGAAACATGCCATCCTGAAATTAGATATTGCGGACCCGACAGATCCTACCACATGGAGTTTACTTGAATCTGTATTTGAAAGGGGAAATGTCGCTTATGCAACAAACGGTGGTAAAGATGGGGTAGTGAATGTCGGTGATAGCGTTTACTTCTGTGCTTACGATGGAATTTACAGGGTAGATGCAAATATGATGGCTGCTGCTGATTCCACGCCATTAATCAAGAACAGGATTTCCGAACCGATTAATGATGTTTACCTCAGCCTGGATGATGCAACTGAAAAAATATACATAAAGGGTGCTTTCAATCAACGAGAGAATGAGATAATTTGGCGATTAAATGTTTCAAATGTATGGGCTTACAACATCACGACACAGGAATGGCGCCAAATAAATTCTGATAACGACCCTGATATAATATGTTTGGATGAAAACGGCGATTTTATGTTTTATGATTCGGGCCAAGCTAAAGTTTACAGCGCCAATGAAACCGAATCGGTGGGATGTGAAGTAATTACCAAGTTATTTCGTTTATCCGAGTTAAATGACCGGGAGCAAAAGGTTATTGTTCGATATGTGAAGGTCCGGTATAAATCCATACCGGAATTAACGATAAATGTTTATGTTGACGAAGATGTAGAGACTGAGGATAATGTCGCGGTAACTGGTACGTTGCCAAATGTGTTAGCTGCTGAATCATTATCAGACCCAACGGACTTATCGCAAGCAACCTGGTCGCCTACAGCAGAGATTTCAATAGTAGGTACTGACGCAGTTTACTTGTACGTTGCTACCGGATCAGGAATACTTGCACAGACATCAGGTAATTTAGCGATAGCCGGTGTTGGAAGTAAGTGGTATAAATTGGTTTATACAATTAGCAGTTCAAATGTTGTCAATGCCATTGCTATCATTACAGCCACATTTGCTTCGGAGTTAATTTATTTAGATATTTCAAATGGTACACATACGGTTTACTTTTATTCAGCTGTTGCGCCAGGCAATTTCGTTCTCTTTGTTACAGGTGCAACGGCTGGTGAAACATTTACGCTTGAAAGCATGAGTGCGAAAAAGGTTGATGATGCTGTAATAAAAACAACGACTATCCCGATTAGGTATAGATGTCAAACATTAAAAGTAAAGATAATCGACAGTGTTGATAGTCCTGCCGATACTGAAATTTATAGTATAGAAATAATTTTAGGGAGTTAAAAAAATGAATGTTCACACAATGATGGCGCTTTTGTCAATCAGACTTGAAGATGCAGAAGGTTCGATTTTTACGGAATCAGAGCGACTACAATTCATTAATAACGCTCAGTTGAAGTTATCACAAGCGTTACATAACAATTATTTAACTGAGTTGCAAGTAATTGAAACTAACGAAAGCGTAACCAGTAATAAATTTGCTATGAGTAATTTGGATAATACTGTTTTGCGTGGTGGCGAAGGAATTTTAAAGGTAAAACTTGCCAGTGGTAAATACTGTACCAGAATTGATGTAAAAGATATTAAGCGAACTGAGAATCAATTTTATCAAGGTTCTGCAACCAATCCGCTTTATTACGTCTTTCAAAATAACATTTATGTTTTATTTGGCGGTACCAGTACGTTAATAGACGTGTATTACCTTAAATTGTCGACAACCTTGCAATATAAACTTGGTATTGGGGGCAACCTGCCTGCCGATGCGGTATCATTCAAAATTGATTCTGATGAGGAACCGAGTAGTGTGGATGATTATTACAACGGTGCAGTTATTTACTCTGTTGACAAAAAAACTTATCACGTTGTTACGGATTACGTTGGTTCGACAAGATTAGTAACTGTTGAGCCGGCTGCTACATCTGATTTTAGTAGTGATACAGACGAAATATATTTCCTGCCACAAGATTTTGATTCGTTAGCATTATCTGGCATTGACTGTGATCTAAATGAATCGTTACATGAAATCATTGTTTCATTGGCAGAGGCGGAAGGTTGGGCCATGGATTCAAAACTGGACAGGAGAGAATCGGCATTGCGAAATGCCAATAGTATAATTAATGTACTCAATGCCCGGTATACAGAAGCAGAAGGTATTGGAACGAAAAATCGGTAATTAGGAGGAATATAACATGAATGTAAGTGAAATGTCAAATTTACTCGCATTGCGTCTTGAAGATGCTGCTGGTGTTACTTTTACAGAGTCTAAACGATTGAAACTTTTAAATAATGCTCAACTTACCTTGTCGCAATTATTGCACAATGCGTATTTAACGGAATTAGAAATTTTACAAGAAACTTTAACAGCTACTACGGGTGTTTATTCGATTAGCAGTCTATCCAACGATGTCCTCCGTGGCGGAGAAGGTATTGTTAAAGTAAAAATCAATGGAGGTAAATATTGTTCTGAAATTGATATGAAAAGTATTAAAAGGACGGAGAACACTTACCTTGCAGGCAGTGTTCGCAATCCTTTATACTACGTTTTCCAGAACAATATTTATATTTCAAACGGTGAAACAAATCCTGTTATTGATGTTTATTATTTAAAGATTCCCACTCCATTGGTTCGTCTTTGGGGAATACAAGGGGATGACCCACTGGCAGTAGACACATTTGAAATTAATGCCGCAGAAAGTCCATCTGCTACCAATGATTTTTATAATGGAGCAGTAATTTTTGCAACAAAAACCGGTAGGCGAAGTTATCACGTTGTTACAGATTACGTAGGTGCAACACGTATTGTTACTGTTGAGCCCGCTCTTGGTGGTGGTGATAAATTCGATGATTCGGAAAGCTTTTATTTCCTAACAGGTGACCATGAATTGACAGGTTTGGATGATTTAACGAGCGACCTTAATGAATCACTTCACGAACTTATGGTAACGTTGGCAGAGGCGGAAGGTTGGGGGATGGATAGGAAGTTTGATAGAAGAAAAGCTGCGTTAGATGGGGCGCTTAGTGAAATACAAACGCTTAATGAACGGTTTACTAAAGCCGAAGGTATCGGCATACAAAATAGGTGATCAAATGAAAAAATTAATTATTGTTATTTTAGTGTTGTTTTGTTTTGTCTCTTTAATACAGGCTTGTGATCTAACAATAAGTTTTGTATTGGACGAAACAGGATCAATGGAAGATATTCGAGATCAAACAATTGATAGTTTCAATGAATATCTTTCCACTTTGCAAGGTAGAAATGAAAAACTTCGTATGACACTTACTAAATTTAATTCATCAAATGTAGAAATAGCATACGAAAATGCTGATATTGAGCATATTAAAAAACTTAACAGAAATAATTACATTCCACAGCATGGGACGCCACTGTATGATGCTATTGGCAACACCATTGAATCTTTAAAAGGTGTGAATAATGTTTTGTTTATAATACTCACTGATGGACTGGAAAATTCGTCTCGGAAATATACCCAAAAAGATATTTTCAAAATGATTGGTAATAAGCAAGATATAGGGTGGACGTTTGTGTTTTTAGGGGCAGACCAGGATAAATATGTAGCTGAGAATATTGGAATACAATCTGGGAATATTTTTAATTGGGACGGCAGCAATGTTGGCATTGGTACATCTTCACCAATGCAGCAATTAATTAGTAACACGTGTTCTTTTTTAGATTCAGGAACAGTTAAAACGTCAGACTTTTTTAAAAATGATTCTTTGAAATCGGAGAAATAATGAAAAAGATATTGATAATGATATGTTGCCTTTTTGTTGGTTTAGTCCATGGGCAGAAATTTGAAGGCAACGATTTTATTCGTATTAGTTCGTTTTTAATGCCCGATGGCGCTATTGGTTGTTATGATAAACATTCAGGGGTAAAAGTATATTCTGACAAGACTGATAGCGTGGAAGTTATTTTCAACGCTCGTTGTTCTTATGGGATTGGAGAGATAAAAGTTGTAGATCCAACTGGTACCCAAAACCTTTTACAGATACCAAATAATTCTTTTAGCCCGGTAAGTTTAAAACTTACTAATATAGTGGCGGGTGATTGGTTGTTCCAGTTTATAAATGATAATCCGGAAAACAGTAATCCTGATCAAGACAGGAATATTTTCATTAAATACATCGAAATCGATGGGGTTACTGCTGAACCTGAAATACCTAATCAAATAATTCATTATTATCAACGGAAGATTTTATGGGACCCGAACACAGAGGAAGACCTAAAAGGATATAAAGTTTATTTTGGCAATCAATCGAGAAATTATGGAAGCTCTGTTTATGTAGGCAATGTAATAATGGTTGTTGTTGATTCTTTGAAATGTGGATTAACTTATTTTTACGCTGTTACAGCCATCGATACTGCAGGGAACGAGAGTGATTTTAGTAGCAATGAACCTACATCATTTGAAGAATGTAAAGAATCTGGCGACAGAATACCGCCTAATAGTCCCCAGGGAGTTCGAGCAACGGAAATAGATGAGTGATAAAAACTTTATTGAAAAACATATAGGAGTATAACATGGCGATCGGTATATCAGGTGGTCTGGCATTAGCAAAAGGTGCATCATTAATTGCAAACTGGTTAACTAACCGTAAGCGTGGTAATTTCTCTGATACTGCATACGGCAAAAGACTTCGTGAGCGCATGGAGCATGGTAAATATTCTCCTGAAGCTGAAACAAGGATCGTTGGTGGGGTAGCGAAAAGTGCTGGAAATATAGCACAGAAAGCAGGTGCAAGCTATCGTGGCAGGTTAGCGAGTAGGGGCATGGAAGGTTCTATTGCCGGGCAACGTGGTTTGTCAGAGATTGAGACACGTCCCATAGAAGCAGTAACCAGGACCAGAGAGCGTATAGCTACTGAAGATGAAATGGCAAAAGAATCAGCCAAGGATGAGTTCGCCGCAGCCAAAATGTCTTATCGTGAACGGTTGGACGAGTTAAACCGAAGGAATAATACTAACTTGGTTGGTGGATTGGTTGATGCCGGGGCTGGTTATCTTGTGAGCAAATCGAAACAGGCAGCGTTTGAAGGGTTTGACCAAGATGATCCAGCCAGCGTTCGTGCATGGGCAAAAACACAACCTGATCCGATGGCAGCTATGGGGCAAGCTGCTCAAATGAATTACCGGAATGCGTTGGCGAATAGGAGTAGCAGAACTGGCAGAGTGGACAAAACAGATTATACACCGAGCATGTCTGAAATTACGAGTGCCAGCGATGCTGATTTGTGGGACTGGGTAAATAGTTCAAAAAATCAAGATGAACGGTTACACCGTCTTAATATAATTCATACTACAACTGGAAGAATTTTACAGCCAGGGACACTTTTAGGCGCAGGAACTATTAGTAATGAAGGGGTTGCCCGATGAGTCAGCAAGACAAACAACGAAAACAAGCAGAAGAATTTAAAAATGCTTATGGGTCATATCCACCGGGGTATAAACCTGCCAAAGTGAATTATGCAGACAGTTTAAAGCAAGGTGTTGCACAAGCGGACTTCAACATCCTTTCTGGCAAGGGAACCGCGCAGGATTCAGCAAGATCAAGGTATGGCGGTATTTTGGGTAAACGAGAAAAAGCGAGATTACTGAAACAGCCAAAACCTGAAAAGCCAAAAACCGCTTCACAAATGCTGTCAGATAAGAAAGCACGATTAGCTTTAGAATACTCTCGACTTGGTAACAAAATGTCGAAGAAGAGGATGGCAGAAGCCAGGCGGTTAAAAGTAGTACCAAAAGTAGAGCCAGAAAATTATAGTAAGAAAATCGGTAATATTTTAAATAAACAAATAAAAATAAGAGACAATCTGGATGCTAAATATGAAGCGCAGACCGATGAATCTGGAAAAGTAACAAGGCCAGAAGAATACGTTATAAAAGATGAGGCTTTAAGGAAGCCATTATCTACCCAATATACAGCTTACGGTGATTCAATAAAATCTATACAAACAAGACAATTTGTTGGAAATTTATCTAAAACAACAGGCGTATCAGTAAGCGAGCTTAACGAAGTAAAAAGTTTAACAGACCAGGTAATCCAAAAGATTGACCAAGAAGGGATGCCGCCACATATTAAAGACAGGGATTGGTATATAAGCAGTATTTTGTTGCCAATATTAGATAAAAAATATGGTGCAAGGAAGTACGAACAGGATGATTGGAAGTTATTATTAGAAGGGAAAGAGTCTGAATAATTAAATTTTTTATGGACTTTCAAAGTGATTTATATTGTTTTTTGGGAATAATATTCTTACAAATGCTTCATCTTGTTGTTTTTTAACTTTTTGCATTGCTTTTATCCCAAACAACTTTAGATAGATTTTTCTTTTCTTGCCCATGAAAAGAGCCTGTAAATATACAAAAAACAATCCTATAATATGTGATGTTTTAATTTTCATAGACAATACAATAATCCTTGCTGGGCAAAAGGAAATAAATAAATGGGGTACCTCGTGATTGCAACGATTCAATCATAAAAGATAACGTACCTTTTTTTCTGCAATCTCGGCAGTTAGGGCTTTTATAATTTATCCTTTTATAGGGACACCCCATTATGTTTTAAAATAATTTTTTTATTAAAAAGGAGCTACAATTGCTGTAAATACAAGATTTAAAACCAATAAAGTAAGAGCGACAAACATTAGAAAAGCAATTATACGTTCTAACATTTTAGATTCCTTTTTTGTTGTTTTAGTAACAGCGTTCATACTTGGAATATAGATATTTTATTTAATAAAAGCAAGGTAAAAATGGGAATACTGACCGGAAAAAAGCGAACAACCAAAGAAATTTATGATAATTTAATACAACCAACCGAATACCAACCAGTAGCGGATCGTGTCGGGCATCCGGCACTACAGCCAGATTTACCATATTCTGACCCTTTGAAACCAAAAAAGAGTTACGTTGATACTTTGCTTGAAGAAGCCGGGCAATCGGTACGTCCTGATCCTCCGGGGCCACAAGAACAACCTACCCGGGAAGATCAAGCATTTGATCCCGAAGGTATCGAGTATGATTATGAAAGTGCAATAAAAGCTGGATTGGAAGCAGACGAGACACAACATTGGGAAAGTAGAGTACCAGAAACAGGTCTTTTATTAAAGGGGCGTAATCACGATACTTGGAACAAAACAGTTGAAGCCGAAAAAATACGTGGGAATAAGATCATTAAACGTGATGGTCGATATTATTCATTAGAACCAGACCAATTTCAATCAGAAGAAGTTGCTCTCCAAAAACCTGAACTTTATCCGGAATACAGTAAGCGCCGGAAAGAAGGGCTCTCGCACGAAGCTGCTATAAATGTGGCGCAAACAGGATTCAAAGGTTTTGGTGGTGGAAAGCCATCAGAGAAGGGTGTTAGTGGGGAATTCGATTACGATGTCACTGGTAGGTATGATCGCAGAGAAAATGTTTTAAAAGAAATTGGTAACTTGAAAAAACAGGTAGAAACGGTTAATCAAAATTATGCAAAGAATCAACCTGTATTTGATCTTAACCAGGTCTATCAACAAAAGTTCGAAGACTTTAATGATGTAATCGTTGATGATAAATTCACAGGTACGGAATCCGACTATAATCGTTATAAAAAATTATCTGATGAATATTCCAGATTTGTTGAAAAAAACAAATCAATTTTCGACCAGTTCGGAGATGAAGTTACTAATCAACAACAGCAAGACATTGAACGGTACAACGAATTGTTGTCAGAATATGGAACATTGGAATATGATAAACAACAAGAAGAGCGAGGTGCATTAGGAAATTTAAAAGAAAGTTTTAAAGGAGGTCTTGAAAGTGCCAGTATTGATATGATGTTTTACGATTCAATGATGGGAGGAATTAACCCAGACGTTGCATTGAAAATAAAAGCTGAATATGAACGGAGATTACAGGCAAACCCGATTGATGCTAATAATTGGCTTGAATCTCTTGCAAATGCTACAGCCGAGATGGTAGGTCCTATGTCCGAAGGTATTCGTGAGGGTATGGGAATAGGATTGGGAGCTGCTGGCGCAGCAATAATTGCAGGACAAGCAGGGCCTCAGGCGTTATTGCCAGAAGAATTAATAACAGCACCCATTGCTTATGCAGCAGGTACAGCAGCCGGGGCTGGTTTGTATTGGTATAAACAGGGTTCTGGCAATATGTATGCTGCCTTATTAGAAGAAGGTGTTGATGAAGATGTTGCAAAACCTGTGGCAATGGCAGCCGGTATACCTTATGCTGTGTTAGAATTTTTGCAAGTAGGGAAAATTGCTAAAAAAGTTTTCAAGATAAACAAAGTTCCGGAGAAGGTAATAGCCAACACTGTAGCCAAAGTTATATTTAAAGTTGGAAAAAAATTAGGGAAAAATGTATTCAGAGAAACCAGCGAAGAACTCTTACAAGAAATTACCCAAATTGCATCTGATGAAATCGGAAAAGAATTAAATAATCAGTTAAAAGGAACTGAATTAGCGCATGTAAAAACAGACGATGCAATTCAGCGTGTATTTAAAACAGGGCAAGGAGCAATAGGACCTCTTTCTGTACTCTTGATTCCTGGTCATGCTGCTAACATGATAACGTCCGTTAGAGGTGTGAATAAATTTAATAATGAAATTGGAAAAATAGCTACTGGATTAGGAATCGAAAAAAAGAATGCGTTAAATATTTCTCAAAAAATTATCACTGATATTAATAATGGCGAAGATACTCAAAGATCGATTGCGAAAAGGTTTTCAGAGTTTGTAGTCTCAGAACAATCAAAAGATATTAAAGAACCGGTTGAGCCAACAGAAAAACCACCGGTTGAACAGCCGGACGTTGAACCAGAAATTTCTCCGTCAGAGATGGAAACAATAGAATCCGAAGTAGAGAAACTAAAAGAAACAGATCCCGAACTTTATAAACAGCGTAAGGAAGAATTAGAGCAAGTTAAGAAACTTGAAAAGGAAGCATCTGAGACAGAAAAACCAATAGAAGCCACAGAGAAGCCACAGGAAGCACCAGAATCAACGATCTCCGTAAAGCCGACCGTTATTACTAAAGATGAAAAAAAGGTTGGTGTGAAAGCTCCTGTTGAGAGAAAAAAACTCGGTAAAAACAAAGTTACAATTCCGGACAAAGAGAAGCTAACTTTCGAATCAGAAATGGGAAATTTGGAATCTGGACAAATTATTCCGGGTGGATTGAGACAAGTAACGCATCTTGGCGAAAAAGGTGTTCCTGAAAAAGTAGTTGTGGGAAGATTTAACACAGCATCCACTAATCCTGAATGGTATAGAGAATCCGGGTTATTACAAGAGTACGGTAAAAAACGAATATTGAATGTAATGAACAAAGCTCTTGCCGGTGAATCTTTGACAGATAAACAAGTTGAGATTTACGATGATGTTCGTAACGCTTTATCAGAATACGAATTCAAATTATCTCAAACAGTTGCTGTAATGCCGGAAGCAGAGAAAATTGAAACGAAAGAAGATTTGGCAAAAACTATCGAACCATCTGTTTCGGAAACCAAGCCATTTAAAACATCGGAAGTAAAGGGAGAGAAAGAAACTGTATTTTATGACGATTTGAAAGAGGGCGATACTTTTACAATTAATGGTGAAGATTTTAAGGTAACAGATAAAACCAAAAGACAGATGACGGTTAAGGATGGGGTTACTTACCAATTAGAGCCGGACTTCTCTCCTCTGGATATTGACAAGGGTTCGTTGGGGAAGGAAGAGGTGAAGCCCGACAGTAAAGAACGTTTTGTTGAACCTACCAAAACGATAGAGACAAAAACAGTTGATGAACATAACAAATATTTTGGTTTAGCAAGAAACAAAGTTGATGGTTTGACTGTAAGAGATAAAATTCCAAATCAATCATCTATCAGTGCATCATTAACGGAATACGAGATACTTGATGGTGTAAGAGAGGTACCTTTATCTTTGTTTGATGAATCTCCTCCTGATGTAAATACGAAAACAAGTTCTTTGGCAGATGAAATAAGCGAAAGTGGTGAAATCAATCCTTTAATCGTTGTTGTGGATAATGAAGGGCTATATGTTCTTGAAGGTGCAAATCGTTTTGATGCTATGAAAATACGCGGTGCTAAATCAATTCCAGCAATGGTAGTATTAGATAGTGATGCAATCAAAACAAAAAAACCAGAAATAAAAACAGAGAAAACCGAAGCTGGCGACCAGGTAACTTTCAAACCGGCAGCCGAATTGCCAAAGGGCAAAAAGAAATTGAAACCCGGACAGAAGAAACTTACCCGGCAGGAAGGTGGATTGTTTGAAGTTGAGAAACCGAAGGGTAAGCAGGAAGGGTTGTTTGCGCCAAAGCAAAAGAAACTCACCCGCAAAGAATTAGAGCGCGCTGATAAGGGTGGAAAGGTTGTTGAGCGACCGGTTGAGAAAGAAAAGTTAGAAAGACCATTTGTAAATGATGGTAATAAATTAGTTGTCAAAGAAATTGGAGATTACAAAATATCAGTTGATGATGTAAACGATGCTACTCATATTGTTTTATGGAAAGATGTTGAAGTAAAAGGCAAAAGATTCGATAAAAAAGTAGGAACTTTTGGTATTACCAAAACAGAAGATAAGTTTTTAAAAGTTACAGGAATTGATATTGACAAAACAGAAAGGGGACAAGATTTTGCCAAAAAGATGTATGAAGTTGCATTACAATATTCTCATAAAGACATAAAAGGGATTAAGTCTTATCTTCCAAACAGGGTAAATAAATTACAAATTCCAAAAATATATAAACGTCTTGGTGCAGTAGAAATAGATGATTACCAATATATCTATAAAGAAGGCACACCAAAGAAAACTCTTAAGAAAAAACAGGAAGTACCTAATCTAAATGAAGACTTTGATGTAAATGAACAAAAAATACATCTGGGGACTGATTTAGGAAGAAAAGGTACCGAACTTTATCATATTCAATCACTGGGTAATGGAAAAGACATTAATTTCTACATCAAAGCGAAAGATAAAGCAGCGTTACAAGCAGAAATTTATAAACTTCCAGTTAAGTTAAATGATTACACTACATTGATAACAAGGGATAGATTCCCGACCGAAATGATGAAAGACCCTGATAATTATGGTGGTTATGGTTATCGTAATTATCAAGGCAATAAAAATATTTATTATAAAGAAAATAAAAAATCTGATATTCCTGGTGATGTTGAAAAAGCAACGCCTACCACGGACATTGATGCCGGGATCAAAAAGGGTGAAAAAATAGATGATTTTGGTGAAAAAATTGGTGGAGCAAGGAAAGACCTTGATGTCAAAAAAGGCAAGAAACTTGGAAAACAAATTGCTGGATGGAAGAAAAAATACTCTATCCTGAAAAACAAAGAGGGTACATTTAATCTTGTGAAAATAAGTAAGTCAAGATTTGGTGGTTTCACAACCATTAAAACAGGGCTTGCTACGGAAAAAGAAGCCGAAGATTTGATGCCTTTAGCTGAAGTTAGTTCTAAACATCGTGTTAGTTTGGGTAGAAAAAAAGATGATAATAAGTATTATATCTACCGAGTTATTGATGGGAGATATGTTAAGCTGATTGATGTGCCATTCGATACTGAAAAAGATGGCATGACGTACATGGCTAAGAATGCCGAAGAAGTTATTAATAAAAAATTTCAGTTTCCGGTAAGACCACATCTTGATAAAATCGAACGCACCGGCAAGCAGCAAAGAACCGGTGACGTGTCGCCACAACAATTCCAGGAAACATTTGGTTTCCGTGGTGTTGAGTTCGGAAATTGGTTGCCAAATGATGAGCGCCAGGGCGTGTTGAATTTCGCTTACGATGGATTGCTTGATCTCGCTAACTTACTGAACGTTCCTCCTAAAGCATTAACCTTGAATGGTGATCTTGCGGCTGCATTTGGATCAAGGGGAAGTGGTTTAATTAGCGCTGCTGCACATTATGAACCAACAAAAGCTGTCTTTAATCTTACCAGGATAAACGGTGCGGGATCTCTGGCGCATGAATGGTTTCACGCACTGGATAATTACATTGGGAAACTTAGTGCCGGTTCATTAGATAAGCGTACAGAGATATATGCGACTGAACATTACCTTGGAACTAAATCAAGAAAAGAATTACGTGACGCTTTTGAAAATGTTATAAATACCACTCGTAGAAAAAAGGTGATGCAGGAAGCTGATCTTGATAGAGAAAGGAAAATATTTGAGTATTCCGGAAAATCTTTAGAAGAAAAATTATCAGTTATAAAAAGAGACTTGGAGCAAGATTACTCTGATTACTCATATAAAAAACGACACATAAAACCAGCATCTAAAGAACAGATTGAAAAATTCGATAAACTGGCTGAAAAAATACGTAAAGGTGATATTGGTGAAAAGGTATGGGTGAAGACACCACTAAAACGGTACTCTCAGGGATTTTATACTTATAAACCGATCCAGGACATATCTGAAATTTATAAAGCAGTACGTGGCAGGACAGGGTTCGCAGAACATGGAGTTCTTGGCAGCTTAAATCTTCAACTTAATGGTTTTATCAATGCCAAACAGCGTTGGGAGAATATTCAAAAAGCGCCGGTTGAAGAAAAGACCGTCCGAACCAACTTCCAAACTGAAGCACTTGAAGTGGATAAAATGCGCGCATCTCCATATTGGAGCAGATTAAGGGAAATGGGAGCCAGGGCATTCGAAGCGTATGTTCAGGACAAGGTAGAAGAATCGGGAGATAAGAGTCAATACCTTGTTTATGGTGCGGAGAATAAATATTATGCTTTATTGGGATTGAAGCCCTACCCGGAAACATCTGAACGAAAAGAGATTAATAAAGCGTTTGATGAGCTATTTAAAACAATCAAGACTAAAGAAACAGATAAGGGTGTTGAGTTTTATCAATACAAACGCAAGATCCCCAAAAACGAACGTTTCCATAGAGACGCTGCAGAACTTCTTTCACAGGCAGTAAAGGGAATTGAAGTAGTAACTGATCAGAAAGCGTTTGATGAGATCAGGGAGAAGCGTGGACATCGGCAAGATACGGTTGGTATTTATGTTTCCAGTGAGAAAAAGATTTACGTGAATCCGAAACTGGCAACCAAAGATACGGTATTCCATGAGTTCGCTCATCCGGTAATTAATCATGTCAAAGAATCCGATCCAAAATTATATCAACAGGGTATTGATTTAATCAAGGGCACGAAGTACGATAAAGAAGCCAGTGAGTTAGGGTACACCGATCCGTTAGACGAAGGGTTGGTACAGGCTATTGGTGAAAAAGGTGCTCAGATCCACGATACAGCGCAACGGAACAAGTTTATTCAGTGGTTAAAGAAATTCTGGATTCGGATTAACCGCGCATTCAAGAAGCTGTTTGGATTCAATACTTCTCTTGATGATTTTACTACGATGTTTGCCAATGAGATGTTGAGTGGTAGGGAGATATTGGATGTTGGGACCGGGAAAGGTAGAAAACTAAGGCGCCAAGAGTCCAGATTAGCCCCGGTTTTCTACTCTCATGCCGAACGGGTTGTTTTGGATAAATTCCCGAACAAAATGGGTGCGCCATCTGTAAATAACTGGTTAGCGAAACAACAGGTGAAGCCGGAAGAATTGGAATGGCTGGATATTGAGTCACTGACTGCCAGGAAGTTAAGTATTACCAAACAAGAGTTGCTGGATTGGATTGCGGGGAATAGGGTGCAGGTTGAGGAAGTTACGAAAAAAGAGAGACAGGAATATGGTATTCCTGATTATACATCTGAAGATCATGCACGATTACGAAAATTGTTAAAAGAAGATGACTATTTAGGCTTTGATTCTTCTAATGCCGCCAAACAAGCGATATTAGAACATCCTGATTGGACAGACAGATGGGATGTATCCAATTCTGAACTTATAGAATTGGGGAATAAATATAGAAATTCTGTTGCGGATCATCAAACAAAAAAAGCCAAATACTCCGAACAACAACTCTCCGGTGGTGAGAATTATAGAGAAGTGTTGTTGACGTTGCCGATTAAAGAAACGCTGCCAACTGGAATTACAAGAGATGCACAGGGAAAATTAAGAGATTCAACAGGTGCAATTACTATCCAAGAAGAAGTACAAAAATTCATGCCAGAGCAAGGTTACAAATCCACCCACTGGGAAGAACCCAACGTATTAGCTCACGTCCGGTTTAATGAACGTGTTGATGAAGATGGCAATAAAGTTCTATTCATCGAAGAGATCCAATCAGATTGGCACCAGGCGGGGAAGGAGAAGGGGTATAAAAGTCAAGAAATCATCGTGTCTGCCGAAAAAAAATCAGAAATTGCAAGAAGTGACTTGAAAAACTTTAGAAAAGAAAACAATCTTACAGTGTATGAAATGGCTTATGGCCCAGAAAGCCCAGGATTAAAAACTGAATGGGAAAGATTGAGAAACAAGGTAGCTGATACGGATAGTGAATTGAATAAAATTAAGACGGAGATGATCCCCAACGCTCCCTTCAAGTCCGAAAAAGCCTGGTCGCTATTGGTAATGAAACGCATGATTCGCTGGGGTGCGGAGAATGGATTTGATAAGGTTGCGTGGACGACTGGTTCGCAGCAGGTGGATCGGTATGAAAGCAGCTTCAGAAGGTCAGTTGACAATATTAAATGGGATGTATATAAAGATAACTACAAGTCATACCCTGATATGAGAGAAGCAAAGGCTTATAAAAATGGTAAACTTATATTTCATGGCACTATTGATAAAGATGGAAAAGTTATTGATGCAGACATGGGAGAAGCAATCGGCAGATCATTGTCAGAAGTATTTGGTAAGAAGATAGCAACCGAGGTAATGAAAGAGCCGGTTGGTGATGTAAAAGGCGATGATCTTACTATCGGCGGTGAAGGGATGATAGAATTTTATGATCGCAAGCTGCCGGGTTATGTGGATAAGTTTATTAAGAAGTTTGGGAGTAGGGTTGAGAAAACTTCTCTCCAGGCAAAAGACGAAGTGGATATTGATGTCCACTCCTTCCCCATCACCGACCAAATGCGTGAAGTAGCATTGGGGCAAGGGTTTGCTCAATTCCAATTCCTCGGTAAAAAAGCCCGCACTGCCGATAAATCTTTACGTACAAAAGCGCAGCAGATGGAAAAACATGCGGCCAAGTTGGAAGGTAAGAAAAAAGAAGATGCCCTGGATAATATCAGAAAAGAAACCGGCTGGTTCCGGGGATTAGATGATCAGTGGCGGTTTGAGATTGATGATAGCCAGATGGACATAAAGTTTGACGAAATGTTTGTTAATAAAGACGAGCAGGTCAAAGGTGATATCGCTCATATTTCCGGGTTTAATTTAGGTGATTTCATTAAGCATGATGAATTGTTTCAGGCTTACCCGGAACTCAAAACGCATACAGTTAATTTTTTAATTCATCCGCATAATAATAATACAGGTTCGTATATGCCTGCTATGCCGATGACGGAAAATACTACAATATCGCCAGATTTACAGATACAAGCAACCAGTAAAGAAACGTTACGTGATATTCTTCTGCATGAGTTGCAACATGCGGTCCAGGAGATTGAAGGATTTGCTCGGGGTGGAAATCTTCAATCGGTTGCCAATATGAGCGAGAGACAGACAGATGACAAATTAACTGCCGAAATAACTGATTTGTCTAATACTATAAAAGAATATACTGAATTAAGAGATCGTACCACCAATTTGGATGATTTGGAACGACTTCAAAATGAGATAGTCTCTGCGAGAACAAAATTATCTAAAGCAAAAAAAGAGTACATTGATTTTGAAAAAGGTATTTTAGACAAATACCACCGTCTCGCCGGAGAGATAGAAGCCAGGGACACTGGCTTATTCAGATCTGACTTAACTGCAGAACAAAGGTTGTTGCAAAAGCCTTACCTTGAAGTTGATGTTATTGGAAAAAAGAATGTGATTGTGAGTTATGGTGGTGATGGAACGGCGAAGTTCCAAATTGCACCCAGTACGCCAACTGAGGAACGTCCGAAAGTGCCATCTCTATATGAAAAGAAAAAAGATGATTGGTTCGGGAATAAGGAGTGGGCTGCTGCAAAAGCAACTGTTGAAGCAAATAAATTTGAAAAAAGAATACAAGACTCAATCAGTGATAAGCCTAAATTTTTCAACGGCAATAGAAAACGTTGGACACAGCCATTAAAACTGGAATGGGAACAGGAATGGCAGGATATGGCGAGAACTATTAATGTTTATATTGACATGAAGCGTAACCCGGATCACGCTGAAAAGTATTATGATGATTTGGCAGAGGATAAACAAAAAATCATTGATTCTGCACAGAATCTAAATACCGAACAAATTTCAATCGCTAATGATATACAGAGTTCTTATAAAAAAATTGGAGTGGAAGCTCTGGAAGCTGGTGTAATTCATAATTTTGTAGAAAACTATGTCAAACGTAAATGGAATTTTAAGGATCAGGAACAAAGAGATGAGTTTCATCGAAAATTCGGAACGTCCACAAGCCATGCGAAACATCGGACACTGGATACTATTATCGAAGGTTGGGCAAGAGGGTTTGAGTTAGCGATTGAAAGCGCTACAAATAACCTGCAAACCTATAAAGTAGAGATCGAAAATACAATTGAGGATAAGAAACTCATCCAGGAAGCGATGAAAATAAAAGACAAAGATGGAGATAAATTATTTTCATTCAAGAATCAATCAGGCTATGCTCAAATAAATCATCCAAATTTTACGTGGTGGAGCTATTCTGGAACGTTAGAGACCGATCCGGAAGCGGAAATATTAACCAAGAAGGATAGAGACCTTATTATCACACCAGAGGGTACAATCCTTAAACGGAAACGAATTTATGCACCGAAAAAGATAGCAGATAACCTGAATAATGTTTTAGGTACATCTACTTTGATGGGAGAAAGCGGATTTAAAAAGACAGTTGCAGAAGTAACTCATTACAATGCAGCAATCAAGGCAATGATCCTGCAAACAAGTTTTTTCCATCATCTTGCATTTACTAACTCCTTTGTACTTGGCGGTGCTTTAGAAAGCCTTAAAGATGTTAATGTTGTTAAATCTTATAAAAAAGGTCTGAAAGCATTTGAAGAATTAGGACCAGAAGTTGAATTGTTGATTAGGAATGGGCTAACTATCGGACGGATGCAAGATTTTATTGAAAATTTTGCACGTCAACAAACAGGGCTCACAAAAATATTAGACAAAACAATGGCAACTAAAGCCATAAAAGAAAAAATTATACTATTTCAGGAAAAACAAGCACGATCATTGTTTCAACGATATGGCGCCGGGTTAAAAGTTTATACTGCTTTATTAGAATATAGGAGAATGTTAAAGCATAACCCAACAATGGAGCCAAACGAAAGAGCTAAAATAGTTGCGAATCTTACCAATGATGATTTTGGTGGCCTTCATCTTGGCAGACTTGGTAGAGACCCAACAGCACAGCATGTTTTTAGATTATTTGCTTTAGCGCCTGATTGGACTGAATCAAATGTGAGATCAATGGTAAAAGCCATCAAAGCTGGTTCTAAAGAAGAAACAAAATTATACCGAAGGCTTTGGCGTAGAGTTGTAGTAAGAGGAATGGGATTAACTATTGCAGCTAATTTATTGTTGGCTTTATGGGATGAAGACGATGATGATAAAAATTATAAGGATGCTGTGTTGAGACGGTATAGAACGGCATGGGATAAAGGCTATCTAAAATGGATGGATGTTGACATAACTCCTGTTTATCGTGCTTTAGGTGGTGACAAAGACAACAAATCTTACTTTTCATTAATTGGACATTTTAGAGATCCTATTAAATTTGTTCTTCATCCAATAACATCTGCACAACACAAAGGCAGTGTGTTTTTTAGAATAATGTTTGAGACACTAAAGGGAACTGACTGGCGTGGCAGACCATTTACTACGTGGGATGAATTATTTGGGCTGGACGCTGAAAAATGGAGTCCTAATTATAAAGGTGTCTATAAAATAAGTAACCGGAAAATAGGATACCGAACAGGTGATCCAAAAGGTGGTAAACTAAAGGGAAGTTTAACTAAATCGAAATATCAGGGCAGGGGAGGCCCTATAAGCTACGAAAAGATACCGTCATGGATGCTACATGAGATTCGCCAAATGACACCCATCCAGGTACAAAATTTCATTGGCTACTTAACTGGCGAACTGGATGGTATTGAAGCCATTGGCAAGTCCATGGGGCTACGCATGACAGTTAGCGAACCATATCCTAAAAAAGAAGAAAAGAAAAAGCCAATAGCACAACCACAAAAAAGACGTAAACTAAAACGAAAGCGGATTAAATGAATAGAAAAGAAATTACGTTAAATGCAGTTCGGAGATTCCAACATTTACCCATAAAAACCATTGCCAGATATTTGATTGCTGAATATGGTGAATATTACGACAATGATCTCGAAAAAGCGCGGTCTGCTGTTAGAAACGTAGTGGGGAAAAATGGTGAAACTAATAGAAAAACTTCAGCGACTAAAGAATTTTTCAGAGATAAGCCAATTCCCCTGCCTAAAACCTGGGCTATGAAAAGGACACCTTATCACTTACCTCCTGGATTATGGTTGGTGATGTCTGATCTCCATGTTCCGTATCACGAACCGCTGCCAATCGAAACGGTTATCAAATGGGGACAATCACAGAAAGTTGATGGAATCTTATTAAACGGTGATGTGTTGGACCTGGCTGCCGTTGCTTTCTGGATAAATGAAAAAAGGGATTTTAATAAGGAGTTGGAAGCTGGAATCGATTTTTTAGATTTTTTACGCAATGAATTTCCAAAACAAAAGATTGTGTATAAACCAGGCAACCACGAATACAGACTACCAAGGAAAATCACATCACAAATTCCGGAACTATCCGAATCTCCGATAGCTTGTGTTGAAACTGTCATGGGCTTTGAAGAACGAGATATTGAATTTCTTGATTATTACCAAAAGGTGTATGCCGGGAAGCTACCCATCTTCCATGGACATGAATTTCGCTTTATTCATCGATCTGTTTCACCTGCCAGGGGTTTGTTTTTGCGAACTGCAAATTTTGCAGCGTGTAGCCATTGCCACAATACGAGTGAATTCACGAAAAGAGATTGTAATGACAATATCATTACAACGTGGAGCTTTGGTTGTCTCTGTAATCTCTCTCCTGACTACAACCCTTATGGGAATGATTGGAACTGGGGAGCAGCCATGATCGATGTTGAGAAAAACGGTAGTTTTGAAGTTGAAAATCGGAAAGTGATGTCAAGTGGGAAGTTAAAGTAATATGAAAGAAAAAATTATCGAACTGTTGCCTTATATAATGTATGCGCTTGGAAGTTTGTTTTTCCTTGCTGGGAGCATTATGGTAATTATACGTTAATTTATTAAGGAGCTAAAGGAGAATAAATGGATTTAAGAATTGTAACTGAACAAATAATTAGACATGAAGGATTTCGCAACAAGCCGTATAAATGTACGGCAAATAAATTAACAATTGGTTACGGTCGCAATATTGAAGATAATGGAATAACTAAAACAGAAGCATCTGTATTGTTACAGAATGATATTTTACAGTGTCAAAAACAATTAAGAAAAATATTTGATAATTACGATAGTTATCCAGAAGTAATTCAGCATGTTTTAACAGATATGATATATAATCTTGGATTAACACGTTTTAAAAACTTTAAGAAAATGATTAAAGCTGTAAAACTTAAAGATTATAATCGAATGATTAAAGAAATGAAAGATTCATCGTGGTATAATCAAGTACAAAATCGTGCTAACAATTTAATTAAAATAATTGAACTATTTAATAATCATTAAGGAGAAAGTAAAAATGAAAGTATCTGATTTTTTTAGAGAAACAGTAGGCGGAAAATTAAGCACCAGTCGTCTTGCCGGATTTCTTATTGTTATTGGATTTATGGTAGACTGGATGTCTCATATATTTATGAGATTAACTTTAGCAATTCCAGACGCTCTTACTACAATGGGTGAAATAAAAATATTCATAGAAAACCTTGAATTTCATCCGGATTGGGCAATTGTTACTTTGATTGCATCAGTTCTTGGAATTAAAGAAATTGGAAAAGTATTTGGTAAAGACCAACAATAAACGCAAAAAAGTAATTAAATAAACAAATAGTTATCAAAGGTACAGCGAAAGTGCTAACTTAATTTTAAGTTGGCACTTTTTTTGTTATACATAAATTCAATATTATCAAGAGTGGATTAAAAAAAACTAATAAAAAATAGTAAAAACTAAAAAAAACACTTGCTTTTATTAATTTATTATTTTATATTGTTTCAGGCAAAAGAAATTATAATGAACTATACTGGAGAAAATATGTCAAAAAATCCTAACGATTTCAAAACGATCCCGGTCCCTGTAAAAAGAGACCTACACGAAAAAGTAAAGGGAATCGCTCTCAAAAATGGGATTGCAATATCTCAACAAGCCCGGATATTCATTATCCAGGGTGTTGAACAAAGTGAACAAAGTGAACAAAGTGAACAAAGTCAGGATGCAGAACAGGTAACTGGTTAATACCAATTAAATAATACAAAAGAGATGTGTTATGAAAGCTACCATCAAAGAAGTTAGGAACCGAAAATTCCTTGTCTCTGTATCTTATGAAGATAAAGACGTATTGAAAAATACGGTTGACCATATAAAATGGAATGCAAAAGATAAGTTATGGGAAATACCGGGGACAATGGAAAATCTTATGCTGTTAAATTCTACATTTGAAGTAGATAGTAATCAAATAACAGCATACGTGGATTCTTTGATTCACGAATACGATAAAATTAAATACATTAATAAAATTCGCAATGACCCGAACTGGAAATGTTTAGATTCTCAACTTTCTTACCTCTACCAACATCAAGGCGTTGCATTTGAAGCAGCTCGCATTTTCAATCAATACGCCATCTTTCTTGATACCGGAACCGGAAAAACTGTTACTGCTATCGAGATTATTAAATATTATAACACGCGCACTTTGGTTGTTTGTCCTCTGACAATCATTGAAGATGCCTGGATGGAAGATATTGAAAAGTTTTCCCCAGAACTGAAGGCTGTGAGTCTATGGGCGCCAACAAAACAAAAACGCTTGAAAAAATTTGCTTTAGATAAACAAATTTATATTGCAAATTTTGAAGGTGTTAAGATGTTGGAAAAAGAAATTATCAATAAACAATTCGGACTCATTATCGTTGACGAGTCCAGTAAAATGAAAGACCCAAAATCGCAAATAACTAAATGCCTGTTACGTCTCTCAAAAGAAATAAAACATAGATATATTTTGTCCGGATCACCGGCATCCAATACACCGCTCGAATATTGGGCACAAATGAATTTTATCGATCCCAATATACTCGGAGATAATTTCTACCGTTTCCGAAATCTGTATTTCAACTCTGATTATATGGGTTACACCTGGACAATATCAGACAAAAACAGAAAAAAGATTATGGAAAAGATAAAACAAAAAGCAATTTTTTATTCGAAGGACGAATGTCTTGATTTGCCTGACAGAACATACCAGGTTCGGAAAATCACAATGTCAGATCCACAGAAAGCGGCATACAAAGAAATGAAGAATAATCTGGTCATTGAATTGAAAGATGCTACCATTACAGCAGCTAATCAAATTTCAAAGATTATGAAGTTGCGCCAGGTAACTTCCGGGTATGTCTACCATGATGCGGGAATAGTTAAAATTGCCGATACCAAATTAAAGGAACTGCAAACGGTTTTAGACGAAATTGGAGATAAGCAGGTAATCATCTGGCTTAACTTCCATTTTGAAGGCAATACAATCATGGAAAAATTAGAAGGTAAGGCATGTGCTTTATGGGGAAAATTAAAACATGATGATCGCCATGCCGCAATAAACGATTTTAAAAATGGAAATTACCAATACTTAGTCGCTAATCCGGCAACCGCCGCTCATGGTTTGACTTTTACTAACTGTTCCTACAATATTTATTTTTCACTTTCTTATAGTGCGGAATTATGGAAACAATCAAAAGAACGTACTCACAGGATAGGTACTACAAAGAATGTTACTTACATTTATCTCTTATGTAAAGATTCAATTGATGAAAAAATATACGAATCATTGCAACAAAAAAAGAAAATATCAACTGAATGTTTGGAGTGGTTAAAATGACAAAAGAACAAGAAATTCAATACTTTAAAGATCGGTTAGTCAATAGTATAAGCCCACTGCCAAATTGGTGGCAAAGAATTATTTTAGTTTTAGTGCTTGGCATAGTAATATCAATATACTGTTATGTCGTTGGAAGTGTTATTTTAGAATGTATTCAAGAATTAGTTGGTATGTTTCAATATAATAATTGAAAAAAAAACTCTAATTAGGGAATGTGTCTGTTGACATTAATGATTTGAATAAGTCATTGTCAATATGACGCGTTTAAAAGAATGCTTAACAAATTAGACAACGAGGTAGATTATGAAATTTAAAAACGAATTAAATAAAAAATACGCTTGTAGTAGTGCTGTTGAGTGGGTAGGTAATAAAACACGAAAAGATGCTTGGAAATTATGCCAACGTGGTGATTGGATGCTTTGGTATTATGCTATTAAATACCCAGAAAATATTCGGGAATTAACATTGGCGAAAGGTTATTGTGCAAATACTGTCCGCCATTTAATGAAAGACAAAAGAAGTAAACAAGCCGTTGATGTTGCAATCCAATACGGAAAAGGGGAAGCAACAAAAAAACAATTAATCGTTGCTGCTGCTGCTGCTGCTGCTTATGCTTATGCTGATGCTTATGCTTATGCTTATGCTGCTGATGCTGCTTATGCTGCTTCTTATGCTGCTTCTGCTTCTGCTGCTTCTTATGCTGCTTCTGCTGCTGCTTATGCTGCTTATGCTGCTTCTGCTGCTGCTTATGCTGCTGATGCTGCTTCTTATGCTGCTGCTTATGCTGCTGCTATAAAAAAAGAAAATCAATTGATAACCGCCAATATATGTCGTCAATATTTAAAAATAATATAATTGGGATATGCAGTAGCAACCGGGGATTGATCATGTTTTTCGTAGTATACTTAATCACAAAAATTTAACTAACAGGAGGTACAGAAATGCAATTAGAAACTGTAACAATTGACAAATTAAAAAATGGGGCGTTAGGAGAAATGTTGGACGATGCTTTTCAAAAAGTATTGGTCAATATAAATGATCCCAATATGAGTGAAACAGCGGCACGTAAGGTAACTGCCGTTGTGAACTTTAAACCCAAAAAGAGACCAGGAAGCAGCAAAATTTACATCGAGTATTCTCTTGATGTAAAGACAACAATGGCGCAACAAAAGCCAGTATTAGGCGAGTTGCTCCCCGGTTCAGAAGACGGAAAACTCGTCTGTTATGAGGATTTGATAGATCAGATCGAGATGACCTTCAAAGGTGAAGCGCCACTAAAAATCGCGGAAGGAGGTGATATAAAATGATGCCAGTAGAAACTTTAAATCGAATTATCGAACTCACACCACCAAATCTTACAAAGATTGATGGTGTTGATTACTCTGACAAACAACTGCTCAAAGTAGTGAATAAGTCTAAAATTGAACTTATTGAAGTGTGTACTTTGACAGGACTTGCTAATTATATTACGAGTGAGATTGATGAACATATTTTTATTGAAAACAATATGTTTATTTTTGTTAAAAACCATTCCGAAGTATATTTGGTCAGCAACCTGGACGAAAAATTTCGTTCAAGAGATTGGATTCTTAAAGCTAAATCCGAACCGTCAACATTTAGGTTTGATAGCTTTTACAGACAGGAAGATTTCATTATCCAACTTCACACAAACTTCGTGATGGATGAAAATGTCGAAAATTTGCTTCAATTAGTTTCAAACGTGGAAGAACGCGATTCTCGTATCAGCGAAGATGATGGAATTTCCCAGGTTGTTACAAGCCGAATGGGCAAGATAAGGTTAGGTGACGTTGTTATACAAAATCCTATTACTTTAAAACCTTATCGTACTTTCCGGGAAATTGAGCAACCGGAAGGAAAATATGTGTTACGAGCGAATGAAGATTTTAAGTTTGCTTTATTTACAGCAGAAGGAGAAATCTGGAAGTTAGAAGCAATCAAGAAAATCAAAGCTTGGCTTGAAACCGCTGTTGGTGACATGGAAGTAATCGGATAATGTTAATTTAATAATTAGGCAGGCATAATATAGTGTCTGCCTAATTTGGAGAAATTATGAAGATAAAAGAAACAGCAAATTCAAAAAGAAGGCGTGAAGAACAGCGCCGACAATCAGAGGAATACTTGAAAAAACACAGGCAGGGGAAAAAGAATAATGAAAAGTAGTGAAGTTACTCTTTTTACAATATTCTCTGTAACTAAACCTCAGGAAACCTGGTTATCTCACCGGGAATGCCCGAAGTGTTTAAAAGAAATGCACTACCAGGACCATAATCAAAAGTTTGTGTGTAATAATGAAGAAGGTTGTCTCAACTATGACAACCCTGAACCTGCGAACATCACCGAAGAATGTGGCGATGTTTACATTCGATAAAGTAAACAATGGGTTTATTGTAACAGTTGGTAGTAGAATATTTGTATCAAATAAATGGAGTGAAGTAAGTAAGGGTCTTGGGAAATATTGGGAAGACCCATAAAAAGAATAAAAACAACAATTCACTAATCAAGGAGATAATGAACATGGATTCTACACTTCAAAAATTTGTATATGACGGATTAATTATAAGAACTACACAGAAAGACGGAAAACTCTGGTTTGCTGCTTCCGATGTCTGCAATGTTCTTCAAATTAAAAATAATCGTGATGCTGTTATGAGATTAGACCACGATGAAAAGGCAGTAGTTTCAACCGACACCCCTGGTGGAAAACAAAATCTTGTCTCTATTAATGAATCAGGGCTTTATTCTCTTATCTTATCATCAAGAAAGCCAGAAGCAAGGGATTTTAAGCGTTGGGTAACGAATGAAGTCTTACCTTATATCAGGAAAAAGGGACAGTATTCAATTACTCCACCCAAAGATAACGACCCATTATTATTAGATGTTGAAACAGAAGCACGGAAGATGAAAGCGATACAAATGAAAGTTAATTATGTAGCTGACATTTTTAAATTGGAAAACCTCCCCAAAATGCTTTACGCTCTTGAAGAATTTCAAAGAAATAAACTGGATGTGCCACATATCCCGGCATTAGAAGCTACGAAAGATAATGTTTATTTATCATGGATAGACATTTATAAACTCTACCCAAATTTGCAAAAAAGCTACATTAAAAAAACAGTTTATGATAAATGTAAACGCAAAGAGTTTTGGTATAGTCGTGGCGGGTCCTCTGGTACATTTTACAAATATTTGAAAAAAGATGTTTTGAATTTTTTAAATTAAGGATAAGTAAATGAAAATAGTAGAAACCGATAATTATGGACGTGATTATCCAAACGAAAAATTTGTAAATTTACCATCAATGGATAACGAAACGACAAATAAAATAGCAACTTTAGTAAACGATTATACCGGGGAGCATTCAAGTAGATATTGGAAAGTAGTAGAAAATGATTACACGTTAGCACCAATATTTAAACCATAAAACAAAGAAAAAAAACAATGGACCACAATCAATTAATAGCAAATTTTAAAAAACATTTACCACAAGGCTCCTTCTTTCATTACTGGGGAAAGTCGAAGTATAAATCAGCGCCTTGGGACTGTACTTATATCTACAATAACTGTGTAAACATTATTGAATTTAAGTACAAATACGACAAACTGAAACCACATCAGAAATCAGGGTTACTGCTCGCATCAGATAATTGTCATAATGTTTGTGCATGGGTTATACGAGGTGGTTTAAAACGATCTACTATCAGACTGGAACTACTGGATGGTACTATTGTCGTAGAAGGTTCTAATCATCTTATCATTGGTCATCTTAATAATAGCATTATTTTTCATAAATAATCAAATATGGAAGGTTTTGTAATCACAGAAGATATGAAATTACCATTAAACTGAAAGGGAGAATGATGAAGACTACACTAACGCAAATTAAATTAAATGAATTAGAAGAAGGTGATATTGTACAAAGCAAACATAGTGGTTTAGGCTACATCGTTATTGGAACTAGTAGTGGATATGTAATTGCTGTTAGACCAATAAGAATTTCAAATGAAGACGAATGGTTTAAAATAAATAAGGAGAAGTGATGAAAGAAACTACACAATTCAAACTACCAGATAATGCCTTTGCCAACAACCCGGATATAAACCGTATTTACGAAGAAGCCTGCCAGGCAAAGCAAGAGGTACGTAAATACGAAAAAGAATTGAAGGAAGCCAAACAAGTTTACACAACGGTTGAAGAACAATTGATCGATAAAATAAAAGCGACTGGCGGATCACGATGGGAACGTGCCAAAGGTTTCTCTGCCGGTTTCGTAGAAAAGATTTATTACTCTTTTACCAAAAATAATAGGTTAGAGGTTATCGAATTGGTAACCAACCATGGTCGTGATGACCTGGTAACTGTAAATACTCAATCGCTCGGTGGATTTTTACGCTCTGATTTCCAGAAAGATGATGAATCTGAGGTCGAAATGTCGAAACGATTGCCTGAATTTGTAAATCATTTTAGTAAATTAAAAATAACATTACGGCAGGAAGGAAAGGTTGTTTAAAAAAAAATGAAAGGATATAAAGTATGCAGTTAAAAATTACTTTAGAGTTTGACGAAACATTGGAACTAACTGAAAAATTTAAAAATCAACGTGTTGCACGGATGCGATTTAAAGACCTCCCAAAAGGCACAAGGTTTAAATATCCAGATAGCGAAGATATTTGGATCGTGCTTAAAACGCATGGCAATGGACTAATTGTGAAGTGGGAAGGATTAGAGCCAGGCGTAAACCGATCACATTGCTGCTTTGTTGATAAAGATTGGACGCTTGAATCTGAAGTAGATGTAATATGTTGACGAATAAAGGATAATGGCTAAATTATGACACTGTTATAATTTTTTGCCGAAAGGAGTTGCCATCCGAGTGTTACCTTGCTGGGCCCTTAAAGAAGCAATATGGCACGTGAGAAAGAATGTGGCAAGTAGGCCGACGGTGATATATATTTATCTGCAATAGCAGGACATGCGACATGTATGGTTATATAGTGAACAGAGGAACCGCGAAGAAAACACGGTAGGCAAAAAATTATACGGTTGAAACTTAATACCACTAACTTAACTAACAACATTCACTAATCAAGGAGACAACGAACATGGAACAAAAAAAAGATGCGATCACGACTTTTAACCAGGATCAGTTGGCAAAATTACCACCAGAGGTCAGGGAACGCATAAACGCACAAATCACTAAATCAATGAAAGATGTTACCGCCAGGCTGCCGGTAATCAAAATTAGCCGGGAAACAGGGCAATACATTTTTCCAGACAATGAACTTAAACAAGATTTTACCGGCATTATCTTAAGTAGTAACATTACCAAGTCGTACTGGGATTCCAAATTCAAGGGCGATGGTACTCCGCCCACATGCGCTTCACTTGATAGCATAAATCCAACACAGTTTGATGGAAGTTCTCCCATTAACGCTACATGCGGTGGTTGTGAAATGAACAAATTTGGTAGTGCCGTAGATGAAAATGGTAACAACACTAAAGGAAAGGCTTGCCGGGATATAAGACGTGTTCATATCATTATTGACAACAGCATTTTCCCATACAGGTTAGTGTTACCTCCTACATCGCTTTACAATTATGACGACTTCGTGACCAGGGAAACAGGGAAAACCGGATTACCAATTTCACTGTTAATGGTAAAATTCTCTACTGAAAAAGCCGAGTCAGATGGTTATAAAGTAAGTAAATTCACAGGTGAAGTTGTTAGCAACACCTTTGGTAATGATCACAGCAAACTGTCCGATGCACTTGACAACATCGAAAAACTACAAAAAGAATTCGATCTGGCTATGCACGGACAGTTGATTGAAGATGAGGAAAAAGAAACAGAATCAAAATCAGATGTGGCTGAACCACCGAACAAAGACACAGAGAAACCACAGGTTATCAATGCAAATGCAAAAGATAGCCAAGATGATTTACCGTTCTAATTATGATCTGTATTGTTCTTTGTATATAATATAATTCACAGTTGCTATTAATCAATTGTGGTCAGTTATTCCTCCGGAAATGACGCAGATATAATTTCCGGAGGATTTTATTAAAAGGGGAAAAACAAAGGAGATAAGGATGTATAACTACTTAGCAGAAAAGCCAAAAATATTTACGGAAACTGGACAAGTTGAATTTCTAAAAGTGAGAGACAATGTAAACAGCCTAGTTGGATGATGAATCAGATGAATAACGATATCCAAACCCTAAAATCTAAAATATCAATGATTGATCTTATGCGGAAACTCGGATTCCGGGATTTCAACAAAACTCATGCACGCTGCATCCTACATGCTGATGGTAAAACGATGTCATTCTCCTTTAATGAAGACTTCTTTCATTGTTTTGGATGTAACGCAAAGGGTGACAAGATAGGGTTGGTCAAAAATGCTCTGTGCGTTGATTTTAAGGGCGCTGTTGAGTTCTTGTCGAAAGAGACGGGGTTTTACCCTAATGTAAAACTAAATAGCTCTAAAATAGATCATAAGAAAAATATGAGAGATCTTATTGCCGTACAAAAAGACTCTGATAAGAATTTTGAGTTACAATACATTATCGACAAGATGGAAGAAATTGATAGGCTCCGGAGAATTTGGACAAATGCAATTATAAAGATAAAAAAAAGTGGCGGGTACTTTGACTTGGCAGAAGCACACTTAAATAACCTGGATGAGCAGTACGGATTTTTAAAATACCAGAGGAGTCAGTTTTGGGCGAAGATGTAGTTCGAATGCTTGATCTGTTCTCCGGGATCGGTGGATTCTCGCTTGCGGCTACACAGATATGGAAAAAACAACTTGAAATAATGGGTTTCTGTGAAAATGATAAATACTGCCAGAAAGTATTGCAAAAAAATTTTCCAGGCATACCTGTTTTTAATGATATAAAGGAGTTAGATGGAACACAATTCAAAACAATTGACCTTGTTACCGGCGGCTTCCCTTGCCAGCCTTTCAGTATCGCCGGGAAGCGAAGAGGCAAGGAAGATGACCGTGCAATCTGGCCGGAAATGTTTCGCATTATTAAAGAAACAAAACCACGTTGGGTTGTTGGCGAAAATGTTACTGGCATCATCAACATGGAACTCGACCAGGTGCTTTCTGACCTGGAAAGTGAAAGCTACGAAACACAAACGTTTATTATTCCAGCTTGCGGAGTTGGTGCGCCACACAGGAGAAAACGAGTATGGATTGTTGCCCAATCACAGCATCCCGACACCAACAGCATCGGATTACATAGACAGAAAATCAAACAGCAAAGAGAAACAAAATTTCCAGACAAACAAATCAGTGGGACTAAAAGATTTTGTGAAAATGTGGCCGACACCACGATTGGCGGTACGAATGTTTCCAACGCCAACAAGTTCAATGGTGACAAATCAAGATTTCGAGCAAGCGAAATATCACAGCTCAAAGCGTCCGGAATATCAAAATTGCAAAACTGGCTCCCTGAACCCAACGTGGGTCGAGTGGCTAATGGGATTCCCAATAGGGTGGACAGACTTAAAGCACTCGGAAACGCAATAGTGCCGCAAGTAGCTATGGAAATATTTGCGGCTATGAAAGAAGTAGATAATTTAATGAAGGAGTAAAAAAATGATAACCACATTAAAAGATTTAAAAAAGGCTTATGATGATGGCAGTTTAGACAAAGACACTGAACGGCTAACATTTGATAATGACATTGTATCTGTATATAAATTAATCGATGACGGTGAAGATAAGGTAGATTTCCATTATAATAATTGGAAAGAAGATGCTATTGATATTGGAAAAGAATATATAAGCAAGGCGGGATCGAGTCAGCTTGATACGATGGTTCGGATGCGTATAATGGCAAACAACGAAGCGCTTGAAAGGGCTGCATGGGAAATTGATGGCAGCACAATTAACATGTTAGAACCAAGTATTGTCGAATCCACAAGCACTTCCAAGACTTGCTTAATAGAAGTTCGAGAGAATAATGAGTTTTTGGAAAAGCTTTAAGCAACCGATTGAGGACGATATTATAATATAAAGGACAAAAACTTTGGATAAAGCTGATAAATTCGCTAATGAAATGATTGATGATAGAGAAGCAATTTCTCCTATCCTAAAACGTATCTCCAGAGATCACGAAAACGATATTACCATCTTCCAAAAAGGAAGTTATTTCTTTAAATTTACCAGTATCGAATATAAAAAAAATACTGTTAGTGCTAAACTTACATTGTTTGACAGCAATGACAAAATAATACATCGCGATTTCATTAACCTGGGAAAAGCGGTACAAAGAAAAAAAGTTAAAAAACCAAAAGATTATGAAGGCGATATCGATCATGATTTAATGACGATAGAAGATGAATTGATCGATATTATTCATTCAGAAGCTATACAAGGTAAAAATGATGGCGGTGTTTTGGAAAATTACAAGAATATCGTTGTCCTCGGAGAATTGGATGCGGAAGTGGCTCTCTATTCTAAAGATACTCGTAAGACCAGGTATATAAGATTGAAAGATATGACCATGGAAGATGTGATCTCTTTGACAAATGTAGATCCTGCATTCCCGGAAGAACTTACAAAAATAAAAAAAGAAATCGCTTTCAAGGCGAGAGAAAATCAGATAAGCGATATGGAAGCTCATGGCCAAGGTATTTGGTATAAGAAAGGTAAGCTCTTAATTATTAATGGTGATGATGCGTTTATCTGGAAAGATGGGAAAATCAAAGATACGATAGAGCTACCTATACACAACAACACGCGCATCATGTTTCAGCGTAATAAGAAATGGTTGGATGTAGGTAATCTAAATATTGTTGACTACTATAGAACGTTCATGCAGCTATATGAAATCGTAACACAGTGGAATTGGGCTAATACAAGCATGGCTGGTATATTTACGGCCCTATTATTTGCTCTGCCATTCCAACATATATGGGATTGGAGACCACATATCTACATCACTGGGCGCAGGGGAGTTGGAAAATCTACTCTTGTGGACTTTATATTTGATAATCTGTTCTCAAACCTGGGTATGAAAAAAGAAGGTAATGTATCTGAAGCAGGATTACGGCAGGATATTAAAAGCAATTTGTATTGTACTTGCCTGGACGAATTTGAAAAGATGAATGCTAATTCCAGAGAAGCAATACTGAAATTACTCCGAATCTCCAACAAAGGTGGTACGGTAACAAAGGGTACACCGTCTGGGAAATCATTACACTTTGATATGAACCACATGATTACGTTAGCTTCCATTGACGTACCCCTCCGGGATGCTGCTGATATTTCAAGGTTTATCCTCTTTGATCTTAAACTCTATACCAAGAAAATGCTTAATCTTCCTAATTCAATCGATACAAAGAACCTTTTTCATGGAATCATCGCCTCAGGGCTTCACAATTATAAAAGGTATAGAGAGGTAAGGCAACAGGTAATATATGAGTACAAGGGCGACCTGGATGCGAGACTCGTGGAATGTTATGCGGTACCACTGTCAATAATTAAGGTCCTGCTGGATAAAGACCCAATTGAGTTTTTACAAAAGATCGAAACTAATATGTCGTTGTCTGTACAGGACGATGAAGAAAGGTTGATTGAAACTATCATCAACACTCGAGTAACTATCCATGATGGGCAAACGAAGGACACAACTGTCGGTAATCTGATAATGGATGCCAATTTAGAGCCAAACAAAAATGAATTTCTACAAAATTTTGGGTTAAGTGTTACCAATCTTGGCGATGAAAAAAAAGTTGTTGCATTCCATGCACCATCAGTGGAAAGGGAACTTTTGAAGGATACGGAATGGCGGGGATTAAGTATCAAAAATGTTTTATCAAGGATTCCAGGGGCCAAAGAAGCAAATATACGCTTTTCATATAAACGCCAGAGAGTTGTTTGTCTGCCAATAGATGTTATTGTCAGGAATGAAACCGGGGAACAGGAAGATGTTGGGTTTTAGGTAATCTAATTAAGGAGAAAACATGTACTTTAAGGATAAAACATGTACTTTAAGGATAAAAAAAACATATTAAAATATAACGGAGAAGAAAGCAAATGGCATTAAGCATGAAACAGCAAATGGCAATACGTGATGCCAATGAAAGAATTCGGTGCCCTATCTGTGGAAAATATAGCAAGGAAACTGATTTCCCCAGTCAACAAATTCATGAACCAATTGGTGATGGAAAAGCAATAATTGGGCATATCCATCTATTACCTTCATGTAAAAAATGTTTGGGGTGGTAACAAATTGGCTGGAATTTCTGTAAAAATTGTTTGGGGTGGTAACAAATTGGCTGGCATTCTCCAAATTAGCCCCTACTTGGTTACGGCCTCGTGGAATTGTTCATCCCTAATTTGACAGAATTGTCAGCCAAATTAATTAAATGTTACCAGAAAACATGAAATGTGTAACCAGGAGCCTTAAAATGTGCAACCACTTAACATTAATAATAACAAAGGTATATACAAAACATGAATGTGCGTTGTTACCACCTGTTACCACCATTGTTACCACTTAAACTTAATATTATCTTATATATATATATATATGGTAACAAATATAATATAACATATATACGATAGAATGTATTTTTATAAATGAATTAATAAAAAAAAATAAAAATATATACGTATCTATATATAATCCTGTTACCATGTTACCACCTGACGTAAGTTTAAAAAATACAATGGAATAAGTGGTAAAAAGGGTGGTAACAAGGTTTTTAATGCCAAATTTTACAAGAGATAAGTCCATAAATAACAATATTATTAACGGTAACAAGTAGAATTGGAGATGAAACACACACATATCTGGAAATATAAATTACCAAAAGGGAAGGAGAAAGCATGAAATGTCAGAAGTGTGATCAAGAAACAGATGGTGTTTGTGATTTTTGTGATGTTGGATATGATTTATCCGCTTTTCAAGTATTATCTAAAAGGTTTCACCAAAATAATGCATGGGCGAAGGATCAAGGATCAAGGATTGAACTATCCGGGATTTTCGAACAGTTCGCAAATGAAATCGCTGATCCTCTGCAGGCTGAACAACAAAGGTTGCTGGTCCTGGGAGCTAATTCACAGGAAATTGTTAATTTATTTGAAGGAGAAAGGGTATGAAAAAAGTTTATATTGCATCACCGTACACAAAAGGAGATATGGCTGTTAATGTGAAAGCACAGATGGATGCAGCAAATGAATTGATGGATTTAGGCTATGCGCCATTTGTACCGCTTTATTCTCATTTTCAGCAGATGATGCATCCACGACCGTATGAAGATTGGATTAAGTTGGATTTGGAGTGGATAAAGGCATGTGATTATTTATTACGTTTGTCTGGTGAAAGTAAAGGGGCTGATCAAGAAGTTGAGTTCGCTTTAGACAATGGGCTATCGGTGTTTTATGGTATGTATCAATTTAAAATATTAGAGGGGATATTATGATACTAAAGTTATTACACAGAATTGGATTAATAAAAGCGGTATGGCTTCAAGACCATCAAGGTGAGGTTTATTTAAGCCGACAAAGAATAGATGGTTTTGGGAATTATTGGTGCTATGTTTACAACTTCACACATGTAGGGCATGTAATTTTAAACAAAGATGGCTCTTGCGGTGGATCAGCAAGTGATATTGAAAAGTGGAAATATTATAAGGAGTAAATTATGTACTGGAGAGTAAGAAAACCCGGAGCAAAACACAGGGCAAAACACCGGTGGCATTTTTGGTATGCCTGGTACCCGGTGAGAGTTCCTACACACGGTAAGATGTCAGGCATGACTATGGTGTGGTTGCAAAAGATTTTGCGTAAGGGGACGTACTCCTGCTATCCGGGTGATGAGTATTGGGTGTGGGAGTATAGGTTTTTGAATGATGGAGAGCGTTAAAATGGCAGTAGACCAATTGTTTGTGAGAATTAATCATGTGTCGGATAGGGATATCGTTATACATAGAGTTGGTTGTTATTATATACCTACGTTAACTGCTGGATATAAGATGGTTTTGAAAGTTAGTAAACAATTCAAATGGATTGGCGATTTATGGTATGACCATTTACCGCGGTTACTAAACGTTTATCCGGACAAGAAGATGCACTTTTGTCAAAGATGTTATCCTGGAGATAGGACAAGGGATGGGAAGATAAAAGCAGCGTTTGAGTATAGGAAGGAACCTGATTGGTATGTGAGGAGAAATTGTGATTAAAGTGATTTGTACGACCTACTGGACCAAAGAAACAAGCTGTGGGAAGCCATGTACGCTTACTTTCCCGGACAATTGCAAGGAAGAAGCCAGGCAATTGTTGAAAAAAATCAAGAAAACATGTCAATATGTTCCAAAATTCGAAAGGAAATGATAATGGATGACTTATTTAAAGACTTAATTAATAGCCTGGATGCTCTACAGACTATGATAATGACCATTTTCAGCGATTGTACTTTATGAAAGTGGAAACGGTAACACCTAAATCTGCCCTTATAGACGCTCGTTGGATCCCCAAATCACAAATGAGAGTTGATTCTGACGATAATATCCATATAACTCTCTGGATGTACGATAAGTTAGGAGAGTCTCTGCCAGATGGTTAAAGTATACTCTAAAATATTAAAGGAAAATTTCCTCATCCAGAATGACGGTACGATATTATTTGAAAGTGGAGTAATCTACAACCGCCAGGAAATTAACAAATTAAAGCAAGAGAGCCTCGAGACTAAAAAAAAGATACATTTAATCAAACAATTATTTGAGGTAGATGATGATAATTAGAAAAATTAAACTTCGTACAAAATACTATAATAAGGAGTTGTCTTAAATGAAAAAGGAATTGATTGGTACTATACTAATAATCAGTCTTATGTTTTTTATCTTACATTTAATTATAAGGATATTTTAAAATGATTGAAATACCAACTAAAACAAAATGGTTTGATGTTTTGTTTGTAATTTTAATTACAATTTGTATAATTTTACTTTTCACCGGTGATTTGTTCCCGCAAGTAAATGATCGTCTGGAAATAAAGTTTCGTGTTAAAGATTGGAACAAATCAGAATGGACATCTTATGATAAATATGTTCATTGCGCAGGTGGTTGGATTCTAACAGGCCAATTAGATAAAGGGATGGTATGGTGGAAGGCTTTCTTATTGGGCCAAGCGTGTTCGATAGCTTGGGAAGTTAAAGATGGATTCATAAAATGGGAAAATATTGGTTTTTGGGGTGGTGATGGATTTGATGCAAAAGATCATATCACATTTACGGTTGGACAGTTAGGGCAGGGATTAATGGATCATGTTTTATTTAAGAAATCAATTTATTCGGCAAGGCAGAAAATGAATAATGATGTAAAAAGTTCTTTAAATACAGAGCTGTATCAATAATGGCTGTTGTATTCTAATAAAAACAGTAATATTTGTTAGAATTTGTTAGAAAATCTTTCAAATATTACCTAAATAGCTTGACAAATAAAGGATTTATGTTTATATTATTACTGTATGTAGTTTTCATAAATTTTCTTCATAAACATCTCCTTCAAGTTAAGCGGCAGAGCTTAACCATGTTAAGCTCTGCCGCTAATGTTAAGCTCTGCCGCTAATTTTTAAATATGGTTAAAAAATGACAGATTACTTTGTTTTAATAAATTTAGCTTCACATATCATATTTCTCATTGCTTTTATTTTTTGTATCTCCCGGCTATCGATTTGGATTTACAGACGTGGATTAACTGACAAAACACTGCTACCATCAGTAAAAGACATCGTTGGCGCTGTTTTAAAGTTGTTAAATGATTCGTCAGAAAAGGTGGTTGTTGATAAAAAGAAGAAGTCTAAAGGAGAAGGCAGGTATAAGAATTGATGCCTAAAAAAAAACTAACTCCTAAACAGGATTTGTTTTGCAATGAGTATCTAACAGATTTTAATGTTACTCAGGCAGCTATCCGAGCAGGATATTCAAAAAAAACAGCGTACTCAATTGGTTGGGAACTGTTGAGGAATCCTGAAATCAGCGAAGAGATAGCAAAGATCAAAGAAAAAAGGATTGCAAGAGTTGCATTTGATGCTGATGATTTTTTCAATACATTAATAAAGTATGTCAAATCGGATATCAATGATTTTTTTGATCTTAGCAAAGATGGGATTCTTACATTAAAGGACTTAGACAAGATAGATGGGACGCTTGTTTCTGAAATTCGAGAGAATAAACACGGCATTACAATAAAGTTGCAGGACAAGGCTAAGGCGTTAGAAATGATAGCACGTCACCTTAATCTTTTCAAAGAGGACCAGGAAGCCGGTGCAGATAAAATACAAAATCTTATTGCTAAATTAGATGAAGAGGCAGAAGAACTTGTTACAAAATCTCAAAATAGTAATAATACTGACGCTGACAATGTTCCAGCTAACTGAGCAACCAGAGTTAATCGCCAGTAGGCTGTCACAGGACGAAGCTACGCGGTTCGCCAGAGCCGTAGTTGCATCGCCATTGAAGTATGCGTGTCCGAATGGCGCACAGGAACGTTATATTCAGACAGTTTCTCGGTCTATCGAAGATACGAAGATTCCGGTGGTGCTTTGTACGTTTGCAAATGGCGTAGGCAAAACGACAGAGACGCTTAGAATTTTATTAAATTTTATATTAGGTCCTCAATGTGGTTGGTACGATTATCCCATCTTTTACAAATTCCCTTTTCCCAAAACAATTTGGTACTGTTCAACCGCTGATGCACTTGTAGAAACAGTACAGCCAATGCTTTTAGAGTTAATTAATTCTGAAATGCACCCTGAATTTGAATACGACACGACCAAGGATGGGAAACGATATATAGCCAAGCTAATTATGAACGGCTGGTCGTGGTTTTTTAAGACTTACGATCAAGAAGCGTCAAAGTTCGAATCGGCTAACGTGGGTATAATGGTTGATGATGAACCGGCTCCGTATGCAATCTGGGAAGCGCAGAAGTCAAGGCGCCGGATGGGTTGTATTTCATTGTTGCCGATGACACCGCTTTATTGCGCGCCATACGTCCTTGATGAAGTCAAGGATGCTTTCGATAAGAATCGCAAAGGTTATTTTTTCCTAAAAGCAGATATTTACGAAGCGTGTAAGCGCAGGGGAATCCGGGGACATCTTGATTCAGACATAGTTGATGATATGGTTGAAAGTTATGCTCCTGATGTTAGAGAAGCCCGCGCATTCGGTGAGTTTATGTACTTCGCTTCTCAAATTTACGACTTCAAAAGAGAACTTCATTTTGTTAATCCTGAATACTTCCCGGTTCCACCACATTCCAAGATCGTACATGCAGTTGATCCACATGATTCAAGACCGAGTGCTGCCGGATGGGCTGCTGTGTGCCCAAACAAGCGTATTATCATGTACGATGAATACCCATTAGACCAATCCTTGCCATATTGGGACATGAAACGAGGTGAAACAATTGACCAGGAAGTCGAAAATTGGTCTAAAATGGAAGAAAAGAGGGGCCAGGTAACAGATTTAAGGATATTAGATAGGCATTTTGGATGGCAGACCAGGGGACAGCGGACGTTTGCACAGCTTTATCAGGAGTCAGGAAGGAAAATTAATAAGAATTACACGTTTTTTTCTTCTTATTCGGCTACCGGGGAAGATGGAGAGATCGTCTATGGGCATCGTAGAGTCCGGAAACAAATGGAATTACTGGATGATGGGAAGCCTGGGTTAGTTATTCACAATACATTGTATCACACATGGAATGGTTTAACTCATTACATTCGCAAACGTTTGACTGGCAAGACAGCCGAGGATCGCATTCCTGCTGATGCAAAGATTGTAGAGAAGTACAAAGATTTACCGGACGTAGTTCGATATATTGTATGCAGTGATCTCGTTGCACGGATACCGGACAAACCGAAAACACAAATTCAGAAATTACGTGAGATCGCCATGCGCGGGACCAAAGAGACGAGAGGGAGATATGCAACGTAATATAATTGAAGAAACCGAAATGCCAATTGAAATTCCAGGGTATATCTGTAGGGGATGTGGATTCCATAATGTTTCAGGTGTGCAGCAATGTGATTGTGTGGCTAAAATAAGGGAGAAATATGATATTAGGAAAATATTACTCGGATATTCACTTAATGAATGTCGAAAAGAAAAGGTAGTAAGATATGCAACGTAAGGATGACCCTCGTTATATAGATGCTTGGCACCTTGTTAGGCAGGCTGGCGATGAGGCATCTCCGACAGTACGTAGGCATGTCACCGATTGTTGTATTAGTGCAGGTAGAATGGTGAAGCGAGAGCCTGCTTATCATGTTAAAAGAGTGGAGAAAGTATGATTAGTAAATTAAAAGCAAGATATTATGCAATCAAAAAAGGACAGGTTTTAATTAATTCAGAGCGCCGGGCACAAAAAGTATTGTGTGAACAGCTTGGCATCACAAATAAGCAGATGCGTAAAAGAAGAATATTGAGAAATTACGCTTTTAAGAATGGTATTTATGAATTAGCGTTGGAGAGTTCATGTTAAACATTACAAAAGAATTGCTTGAAAAGTGTTCAGAGGCAGTCCATAGAGCATATTGTGATTATTTTTTCAAAACTAAAGGTGTGGAGTATTGGACTAAAGGAAATTATTCACTGTTAGATGAGCCAACAAAACAAATTGACAGAGAAACAGTAAATGCAGTTTTAAAAGTATTGAAGGATCAATAATGCCAAAATACAAACGAAAAGAAGTTGTAGACGCTGTTCAGTGGATTGGGTATAACCTTGAAGAAATGTTGAAATTCTTAAAGGATAATTATGCCAGTGCCGATGTTGTCGGTGGTGATTTACATTTATCAATATTAGAAGATGTTTTTATTGTTCAGAAAGATGAATGGATGGTTAAACAAACGGCAACAGGTGAATTTCACAAATTAACGGATGCAGCATTCAAACATTTATATGAATCGGCATAATCATCAAGTATAATCTTCCGGAGTAAAATTGAACGAACAAAAAGAAAATTATGGGTTAAGAAAAGACCCAAAACTTTATAAGTACGTTATCGATGCTTTTAAGAGATCCAAAAAGTTCAAAGAAGAACTTAAAGTCATGGAGAAAGCAGAGAAGTATGATAAGTACTACAACAACGACCCATGGGAAGCATCTGGCAATAAGCGTGCTGATCATTTGTCCGAAGTAAAGATCGCTATTGCATTTGACGTAATTGAAACAGGATTGCCAATCGTCACTGCTCGTTCTCCAATGCCTGACGTAAATCCTATGATCGATAATGAAAGTGAAGAATATCAACAGATCATGTCTCTCGAAGGAGAAGAACAGGAAAGTAAATTAGAAAAATTAAAAGAAAACCTTGATGATTACGCCGAAAAGATTCAACAAGAGTTGATCGATATATGGAAGCGTACCAAGATGCAGAAGAAACAGCGTATTGGTTACCGTGAGAACTGCAAAGTTGGCAATATGTTTTTGAAGTCAGAGTACGATCAGGAAAAGAAAAAGTGGATAAATACAGTTTGTGATATATCAACTATTTTCCCATCTCCCAATGTTGATTCAATCGAAGGCCATACCGATGAACCTTTTTGTTACGCTCCTGTCATGTCTGTTGAGAAGGTTAAAAGGTTATATAACATTACACACCTTGAAGAAGGGTCGTTAGGTAGTTTTGATGATTTAAAAACATTTACGTTTGAAACCAACTTTTTCCAGAAAGTTAAAGCTGCTATGCAAGCTGGATTAGAGATGGTAGGGAGTAATGATACCCAAAAGGGGACTCATGTTATTCCCATTGAATGCTATATGCCAGATAACGATGAATCGGAAATTGAAGTTACTGACTTTGATGAAAAAACTGGTCAGGAGAAATTTGATGATGAAGAAAATGTAATTAAAAAAACAGTTACCCGGAAGAATTTTCCATCTGGATATAAAAGAGTAACAGTTGTATTGGATAATAAAGACTGGATTTTAGAAGAAATAGATCAACCATTTAAGAGTCCGCCGTTTTTTGGGACAATAAACTATCAGCAAATAGGTAACATTTTTGGCATATCAGAAATTCAGAACATTGAAGATTTGATAACCATCATGAATGTTTCAGCAAGTAATTTCAATGACAACTTGCGTATTACTGGTAATCCCAAACTTGCAGTTGTTCAAGGATCAACTGAAGATGATGGCAGCCCAATTACAAACGAAATAGGTGGTATTGTCAATACAACAGTACCAGGTGGAGTGTATTACGTTCAACCGCCAATGTTAGGAAATGATGTGAAATGGTGGATGAATGATTTTTTGCGCGGTTGGATTGATAGAATTACTCGCTTGTCTGGTGCTTTACGTGGATTTAATGAATTTTCAGAAGACTCTGGGAAAAAGATTCGAGAGTTGAGAAATGCTGCCCATGGATCGTTTCAACCGAAACTTGATGAACAAGTTTCTTTCATCATTGATTTATTTCAGTATTGGACGTTTGGAATTCAGAATTATTATCAACATACCATTATGCAAAAAGTTGAAGACGATGTTGGAAAAGCTAACTATACAGAGTTCGATCCTCGACAAGGCAAAGATTATAAATTATCTGTTGATGTAAACGCCGATTCCATTTTACCGGATGATCCGTTTGCAGAGTTTGATGAAGCACTTGCTCTTTACGATAGGGGGGTAAAGCGCACAGATGAACCTTTAATTTCGGCAGAACATATCATTGATTTGGCAGTACACTTGCAGGATAAACAGAGAGCTAAAAATTACCTGGCAAAGAAAGAGAACGAAGTTGATCAGCAAGAATTTGAGAACTTCATTGCATTGGCAGAACAGGCAAGTGATATTTCGGATGGCGAAGGTCCGGGAGACAATGAGGATCAAGTAGTTATTCAGTTAATTGAAATATTGACACAGTTTCCACAGTTTCTCAGTACCAATGAATTTTTAGCAATGCCGGATCGGTTGAGGAATGCGTTGTTAGCTGGTGTGGCGAAAGAACGGACGAGGGGAGCGGTATGAAATGAATCTTCAGGAAGAATGGTTTGGCACTTTTGTTAGTAGTAGAAAAGATCGCCAGGGTGCTGTAATATGGACAACAGACGAAGATTTTGAAGCTATTAGTCTACAGACTTCTTCGTCAACTCCATGTACAAGGATGGATAAATATTATGATGAACTTGGAAACGAAAAAACGGCTCATAAAATATTGAGACAGGGAAAGGGTATTTTGTGTTCATTGGTGACTTTAGTGGTAGCCTTTTTAATAGCACATGCGCCAGTTGCTTTTAATTTAAACAGAGCAAATCATGTTCTTTCCGGAGTTGGGGCAGCAATGGTGTTAATTTGTGGCGGTCTGTGTGCCTACATTTTATTTCGGAAGGTCCGGGATACAATGAGGATCAAGTAGTTATTCAGTTGAATTTTTAGCGGGGAGCGGTATGAAATACTTAAAATACCTTTTTTATATAATCCAGCACAAAAAGAATGTATTTATCGAATGCTGGAAAGTTGGGTTACATTGGCATGGAATCGTCCATGATTTATCAAAGTTCTTGCCATCAGAATTTATTCATTATGCCAAATTCTTTCATAAAAAAAACAGAACAAAAGAATATAAGCAGTCAGATGAAAATGATATAGATTTTCAAACTGGATGGAACTTTCACCAAAAAAGAAATAAACACCATTGGAATTACTGGGTTAGTGTAACACGTAAAGATGAAATTATTCCTTTGCCGATGCCTAAAAAATACGTGCGCCAAATGATTTGTGATTGGCGTGGAATGTCAAGAAAATTCAGTGGTACTCCAAAGGAATATTATTTAAAGAATAGAGAAAACTTTATTTTACATCCTTGTACTGCATCAAGTATTGATATAGAGTTGGGATTATAATGGCAGACGACAAAACATTAGACAAAGTTGATAAGATTAAAGAAATATTCAATAAGTATGTTGTGAAAAATTTTACCGGTTCTATTGTTATGAAAGTACATTTTAGCCAGGGTGGAATTACGGATGTTCATAAGATTGAGAAGGTGAAAGTATGATTTGTTTTTATCATTCAGCAGATTTAGATGGACATTGTTCCGGGGCTATTGTAAAAATGGCGTATCCTGAGTGTGAGATGATCGGGATTAATTATAATGACGAGTTCCCCTGGGACAAGGTTAAGGGTGAGAAAGTGGCTATGGTTGATTTTTCATTACAGCCTTTTGGTGAGATGGTTAAGTTGAATGAAATTTGTGATTTGGTTTTGATTGATCATCATAAGACGACTATTGAAGATTATGAAAAATATTATACTAACAAACTGCCATCAAAGCCGATGATTGCTTTATTGGATGTTAAGAAGGCTGGGTGTGAGCTTACCTGGGATTATTTTAATTCCAAAACCCAACACTGCCCAAGTTTTGTTACCTTGCTTGGTAGGTATGACGTATGGGAT